GAATTGAGCCTTCGACTTGGCAGGCATGTCACGGCCCGTTCTTGATCAGAATGATGTTGAAGTACGAAGACACCTCATTATTAACAGCCGCACCAATTGCGCTTGCCCCAACACAGTTCTTTTCGGGAACGACAAACGGCGGGTCAAACATAAATACCGCGGAGCTGTTGTTAACGGTAGTAACTGCACCCACCCGCAATACCAAGTCAGGGCCGTTGGTTTTAAGGAATCCAGTAACCGATGTCGAGCCAGATGCTTGGCCGGCCGAAAACAAGCCCTCAACCATGTAGCCCGTATAACCAGCCGGCACACAATAGTGTCCAGTAGTGCGGTTGTTGTACCCGGTGTTGATCAAGTCATAAATGACTGCCGGCACGCCGCTAGTAACGGTTCCAGTCCCCGCGTACACCACCCCAGCATTGGCACCACCAGATCCCACCGTCAGCACATAGAACTCATTGACGTACAGGTACTGATTGGTTGTGTTAACTGCGGTTTGACCATTCAGGGTGACCGTTTCACTAACGATGTTGTAGTCGCCATCAACACCAGCGATATAAACAGTTCTTGCGCCAGTTCCGACTGGGTCTCCATCATCGTTATTACTGCTTGAGCTGATTTTCAGCGTTGCTGCAGCAGCCGGGTGGGGAACCGTGCCGCCAGCAGGCCAAACGGATTCTTCCGATGTATCTACATCAGGGTTATAGCCAAACACGATGACGTTTGAATGGCCCTGAATTTGATTGCGTGCGACTTGCAGGCCAAACGGCTCGAATGCGCCTTGCCGGGTGACCGAAGAAAAAGTAGTTGCCATGTTTGTCCCTCAAGGAAGTAGGGGGCCGAAGCCCCCCACCTTCATCGACCGTACTTCTCGTTAGACATCTTTTTTGCCGCCTTCATGGCCGGCGCATTCTCCTTCTGGAACATCTTGTTCAGACGCTTCTCAGCAGGAGTTTGAGCTAGACCGCCCTTCTTGAAGGTGCCCGAAAGCTGACTAACTTGAATGGTGGGGGCGGGCTTTTTGCTGCCCTGCGGCATCTTTTCAGCCTTGCCCTCATCATTCACCGATCCGCCTTTGGCATAACAGGCGCCGCCACCGGCTTTCTTAGCAGCGCCCTCGGCTTTTTTTGCTGCACCACCCTTTTTCATGGCAGGGCGGTCCATTTCACGGCGCATCATGTCTTGCAACATACGCCGCTGCTCATCGCTCATCATGCCAGCACCAACCTGCTCTTCTACATAAGGACGGCCGATTTCCTGCAACATGCGACGCTCTTCATCATTTAGCGTAGCGCGACCAATCGGCTTTGGTGAACGCCTAGAACCCGGCATTGCGCTACCAATTTCCTTTGCCTTTGGAAAGCCCCGCATGATTTCGGCTTCACGATTGGCGGTGACGTTTACTGGTGGGGCTTGGCGGACGATTTGACGCTCGACTTCAGTCACACCGCCTTGTTGGTACTTCTTGACGTTGCCGCCCTTCTTGTACCCACCAGCGCCCATCTTAACGTCACCGGTCTTTCCCTTGGACATGTCCGGCTTGGCCGTGTCCATCTTGGTGTTGCGATACTTTCCGCCCTGCTTCTCGGTGTTGATGATGCCGCCCTCGGCGCAATAACCGCCATCGGCCATCTTGACCTTGCCGCCCTTCTTGTAGCCGCCTTGGCCCTTGACCACTCCACCGGTGGCGCAAACCTTGCCGCCGGTCTTGTAGCCACCTTGGCCCATGACAACACCGCCCGTAGCGCAGGCAGCCAGACCACCGCTCTTGAGCCCCTTGTGAGCCTTGGAAGCCGGCTTCTCCGCATGCTCCTTAAGAGCCTCCGCGGTCTTCGCCATCTTCTTCATCTCAGCCTTGTGCTCTTTCGAGGTCTCGCCACCTTCCTTCATGGGCTTCATCGCCTTGCGGCGATCGCTCATCGAAGGCTTGCCGGGGGTCTTGACCATCGCGTTGACGGCCGGGCGACCAATCATGGCGGGGGTGCGAGCAAGACGATCCATCACACCACCGTTCATCATCGGCTTGTGGCCTTCAACATCACCGCCAGTCTTCATCTTGGGCATCTTTGCATGCCCGCCCTTCTTGAGCTTGAGCTCAATAGAGGGCTCGGTGGTCATCATTTTGACCATCGGCTTGAACTGTCCCATGGCTATCCCCTTAGGTCGGGTTAACTGCAATGCCACCGGTAGACGCAGACGGTGCCGGCATGTTGACGTACATCTGACCGCGAGTCGTCGCATCCGAGCCGTACTCAGTAACACCAACCATCGGCGTGTTTTGCATCAACAGCAGACCACCAGCCGAAGCAGGCAGAGTCGCAAAGGCGTCCATTTGGGTAGACGTCGAGGCGATGTTGTTGATCACCGAGCAATTGTTGAACAGAGTCCAGCGGTCGATGCCAGAGGCGGCCGAGACCAGAACACCCAGCGGGGTTGCCGCCGAAGTCTGGAACGGGAACACGCAATTGATGAACGAATTGCGCGCCGTGCCACCAGCAAGTTCTACCGTTGCATTCGCCACAGTACGGGTCACCGTGTCACCACCCAGAACGCAGTTGGTGAACGTGTGCTCACCACCGCCATTCAGCTTCAGGCTACGGCTTCCCGTGCCTGTGGCCGATGCGGTATCTGCTGCACCGTAGATGTTGACGTTCGAGTAGGCATTGCGGTTACCCGAGTCAGTCCACGCAATCATGCTGGCGCTACCAGTCGAGAAGCCACAGAACACCGAGATGTTCGCAAAGTAGCAACCCGAAGCAGTCACGTTGATGAACGCATTACTGTTGAACGTCGTGGCGGTATAGACGCCAGTCGGCGGGGCGATACGAGCACGTTGGCCAACTGCCGTCGGGGCACACACACCAATCAGGTGAGTCGCGTCCTTGTTCCAGTTCAGCGTGCCGGTAGTCGCGCCCGGGGTGATGGTCTGAGCCAGAGCAGTCGAAAGACGAGCCGAGCCAGAAGCAGCACCGTTACCAATCAGCACAACCACATCGTTGTTGCCTGCCACGCACTTGTTCAGAGCGCCATACAGGGTCTTCAAAGGAAGCTCGACGCTGCCCTCGTTACCATCAGCGCCATCCACCGGATCTACGAAATAGTAGTTTCCAGTGAACGGCAAGCCACCGATGGTACCGAGAACGGGGACGCCGAAACTCGAGATCCCGTTAGGGAAATTAGTCAAGGACATTTGATTCTCCCGTTCTCAGTAGGTTAGACGCCCGGAGTGCCGTACATCGCACGCGGGTCGGTGAAGCCAACGTCGTAACGCTCGGTTGCCTTGTAGCGCATGGTGTCGGTTTCAAAGTCACCTTCCATGGTCTTTTCCAGCTTGCGGCGCATCAGCAGCTTCATGCCTTCCGGAGCGTCAGTCTGCACCCACCATGCGGTGGCCGAGGTCAGACGCGACAGAACAGTGGCACCACCCTCAAGCAAGCCAATCGACTTGATCGGGTTGATGTCATTGTTGGCATTGCCAGCACGCAGAACCGACTTCAGCAGGACTTCAGCTTGGAAGATGTTGCCCGGGGCCACAACGAGTTGTTGCGGAACCAGACGAATCTTCTTGCCGTTGTTGTCCACAGCCTGACGGATCTGGATGAGCATTTGCTCAAGCGAGGTCTGCGACAGGTTGGCCGGAGTGGTCAGCAGGTTGCTGAACGTACCGTTGACGATCGGGTGCGAGGCCGAGTTCAGTTGCACACCATCACCGCCCGGGTAGGACGAGTTGAAGGCGCGGTTCAGAACGTTGGCGCACAGCGTTTCCTTGGTCTCAATCAGCGACTGAGCAAGGTGACGTGCGTACACCTGACCGATACGGATGTGGTCGCCGTCTTCAACGAGCACCTTGGTCAGCGCGAAGGCGAGGCCATACACGTTGTACACATAGCGCTTGAGGAAGAGGACGCCGCCTTGTTGGTAGGTAACCGGCGTGCCGTCAGGCAGTTGCGGTGCTGCACCAAAGCCGTACAGGACGGGCTCTTCGTGGTAGTTGCGGGGAATGCCTTCCTGCTCGCGGAACACACGGCTCCACTCGTCGGAACGCTGGTCATAGACACCATCGAAACATTCGTTGAGGATCGGCTCAACAATGGAACGAAAGTCTGTACTGCGCATCGGGGCTGCCATTTTCTAGCCCTCCTTAGATAGCAATCGGGGTCAGGTTCGCACCACCGGTGCGGACTTGGCCGAATTGGAATTGAGCAATCGTGGCACGAACGATGACATAGGCATCATCCCATGCATTGTCCGGATACGGCGCCAGATCCACGATACGCATTTGAGCTTCACCGTTCGCACCAATCAGCGAGGTCGAAAGCGTAGCTTGCGACAGGCCGGTGGTGGTCGAACCCGCGGTTTCGTTGCTCAGGTCAGCTTCATCACCAATCGAGCTTTGAGCCAGCGAGCCGTCAGCCTGAATTTCGTAAACGATGTTGGGATCGTTGTAGAAGTAAGCAACGCACGAACCGGTCTGGTAAGCCGTGCTGGCAGGCCAGTAGTTCGAGACGCGACGACGACCAGTGGTGTCAGTGAATTCGACGCCAGCAAAGGCGCCCACAAAAGCGTCACCAGCAGCAGCCGGAACGATGGTGCCGTTGGTGTCGTACTTAACGGGTTGGCCCTTGAGAATGTTAGAGGCGTAACCCGACACAATGCCGCCAGCCAGCGCTTGAGCGCGATCCAGACCACTCGGATGGAACGCGGGGCGCAGGCCAAACGGAGCAGAAGTTGCAGACATAACTGTCTCCTTACTGTTTGGGTGCCCGCCTACTCAAACATTGGAGCAGGCAGGGGTTTGTCAATGTCGCCCAACCCGTCGCCTTCAACCTGACTCAAGCCTCGGCCCGAGCTATCGCGTTGTTGCATGGACTCTGCTTGGACGCGAATCTTGTTCGCCTCTTCAAGCGGTGCCTCATGGTGAAAGTGCGCCATAACATCCTGATAGATTTCGTTAGGGATCTTATAGAGCAACATTTCGTTACAAGCGATGAATCCAACGTGCTCGCCAGCCTTTACGCGATTATTTTCCATACCCGGCAATTCTTCTGCCTTCACAGGCACATAACCAAGGCGGATTCGCTTATCGATGCTGTCGTAACTGTTGGTGGTTGATAGCCAACACAGGTGCCATCCCGGGACTTCCGGAACATTGGGCAGTGCGCTTTGTGTCCATTCGTCTTTCCACATCTTGCGACGTTCATCAGACATAACAGACTGGTCCTCCGGTGCATCTCGACTACGGTCAAGACTAGCGCGCGATGCGCGCCCACCAGCTTCGAGGTTTCTTTTCAGGCGTGCGTCCATGCTCTTAACTCCTATAACCGTTTTGTCGTGTTTCTTGGGCGTAGCGACGAATCATCTTCGCTCGCTTCTCCGGATCGTCCCACATGCCTGCGTCTTTCATGGCACGCACTTGCTCAGGCGACAACGTAAATTGATTACGTCCGCCACTGCCACTACTCGATGCACTCTCGCGTCCAGATCCCGTCACGACATTCCTCGGTCGGCGTTGAGCAGGCTTATTGCCCGCATCTTCAGTATAGCGGTGCGGTAAATAACGCTGCAAGCGATTATCAAGTTCGTCCCAATATTCAGGGGTTTTGGGATCCCAACCCTCTTCTGCCAAAGCGTGGTCAATAGTGAGCGCCACCCGGCTGTCTGGGTTGCCGCCATTTGGGTCATACCACTGATTATTTGACATCCAGTTGCTGGCATAGCGCTGCAAACGCGGGTCAATGGCTTGCTGAACCGGCGCCTGTTGAATTTGAGACGCTTTTTTGCGCAGATTCTCAAGCATCTCAAGATTTCTGCGAGATTCAAACCACATTTCCTGCGCAGAAGCCAAAAGTTCGCCGTTTTGAGTCTCCGTTGCTTCCGCCATTTTCTGTTTGGCGAAATTAATGCGCATTTGCTGGTCTTCAACAGCCTTGTTAATGCGCGCAAGGTCGGTCCCGTGCGATTTCCGCTCCAAGGTGGCCATTCTTTCGACCAATTCGGCATTTTGGCGCTTCAAATAGGCCAATTCAGCCTTTTCGGCTTGCTGCGCCTGCTTGTGATACTCCTTCCGAGCCCTCCGGCGAGCCCTTTTCTGAGCCCTTACAGCCTCTTCGTCGTTGGGATCGTCGGCATCATCGTCAGAGTCGCCATCCTCTTGAACCTCTTCCGCCTTTTCGCTGGCAGCAAGCGGCTCTTGTTCTTCAACATCCGGGGATTGGATGTCATCAGGCAGGTCAACGGTTGCTGAACCGTCCACAGCCTCCTTAATCGTCATCTCGACGACTTCTTCCTTTTCGGTTGTCATACGAAAGCCCTCACTTTCAAAGGATCTCCGGTGATTTTGGCAATCACTTCGTGATCATTCAGGACCATAAACAGGGCAGGGTCCTCTTCGCCCGGGACTTCGACCTCCCAACGGTCTCCACCCCACTTGGGAACGCGCAGATAATCGCCGACATCGCACCAAGACCCCTCAGGCCAAGGGGCCATCGTGTCTCTTTGGCGGAATGCAAGCGGTCCAATCTCGATGACCTTGGCCACCATGTTGTTCCACTTCTCGGTTTCCCGAGTTTCTTCGACCAACAAGATTCCAGAGTTGGTCATCTTCTTCTTGGCTCGACGCAACTGAACCAAGATTCGCGCACCCAAAGGCTTTGCGCCCGGGTCTACTACTGGAAAAGCCTCTTCCAGCGTCATTTCAACATTCATACCTCTCTCCTAATGACCGGTTAGAGCAGGGCCCATCCCCGCAACTCAGCGAATTCAATCGCTAACGGCCTACCTACTACTCGTCTTGTTCCCTCAACAGATTGTTGATGGTCTCAAGCGTGTACTCCAAGCCCGCGTATTCCCCCACCAGCCGTTGATAGGCGGAGTAGTCCGAGGCAGAACCTCGAGCCAAACTCCACGCTATCTCCTGCTGTCGCGCTTTTACAGCGCTTATGAGGTCAGAAACTGATCTCACGCGTTGCTCTTATCAATGCCGGGGTTCTTCTCAAAGTTACCGTGGTCGGAATTAGCCTCCGGCATGGTTGCCGAGCCCCGCTCCGACAGTTGGTCGCCTTCAATCCAAGCGCCCGAAGCCATGCGGTGATGCTGCTTGGCCAGTTCGCTTTGTTCATCCTTGACATCAGTTGCCATATCAACCTCCTAAAAGTCCTCGTTGTACCACTTCGTTGAGCTTGATTGCAGTTTCCTGCTGCTCTTTCTGCAGTCGGGCCTCGTCTACGGTGAGGTCGGCGGCCTTCATGCGCTCCTTGGTCAGGTTGTTCTCGGCGTTCAACGCCACGTCCAACTGCCGCTCCAAGTTCTTGTTGACCATATCGGCCTGCAAACGCTGCTGATCGATCTGATTGTCCATCTGATCCTTCTGTGCCCGACGTTGGGTCTCTGCCAAAGACGCCTGCAGAACCGCTTGAGACTCTGCATCCATCGGCGGCTGTTGCTGGAACTGCTGCATGTACTGACCCATCTGTTGAACCATCGCAGTAATCTGCGGGAACACCTGCTGGGAATCCAACTTGACGTGCTCAGAGGCGATTGCCATCGCTCGGTCAATCTCTTGGGCAAACTTCGAGTCCTCGTACTTGCCCAGCTTCATGTTCTGACCGGTCGGAGTGACGTAGTTCTCCATCGACTGCGTGTACCAGAGCATCATGTGCTGCTTGATGTGTTCTAGTGCGTTCGGGATGAACCGCGGGGCAATTAGAGGGTTAGCGCCAAAGTTTGGATCTTGCGCAAAGTTAAGGTGCGCTTGGATGTGCGCCAGATGATCTTGTCGGGGGTAGGCAAAGGCGGTCTGCCCCAGACTCATGGCGGCGTTCTCATCGGCTGCATTGCGCTCTTCTGCGCGGCCAGCATTCGGCACCAGTTCGTTAATGTTAGGCACCTTTAACTGCTTCAACATCCGAGTCACGACAGAGCGCTGATCGAACAGGTTCGGGAACTGCTGGGCCATAGCCATCACCGCCTGCATCTGGGCTACACGCTGCGCTTCAGAGAAGATATGCGGGTCAGAGACCGGCACAACATCGGTGTCCTTCTTGAAGTCTTCACGACGGACAGGAAGTTCAGCGACAATGTCGCCCTTCTTCTGCTCGTCTAGATACCAGCGATTGATGCGGCTGATGATCTGCAACACCTTGCGCTGCGATGCATGCAGTCGGGAGTGAATGCTCGAGAAGACAGAGGCACCCTGCTCAATCAAAGCCTGCACAGTACCCACCGGCATCTGACTGGTAGCGTCGGCAATCTTCTCCTCCGACGTTGTCACCACACCCTTGGCCGCGTCGGTAATCCAACCTAGAAGCTGGAACAGAACGGGGCTGGGCGGATTGAACGGCATCGGCATGGCAATCTTGCGGATGTCATCTACACCCGGGGCGCCCTCAATCTCTGCTACTTGCGTGACCTCGACCTGCTGGGACTGCCCAGAAATCTTCGCTCCCTTGAGCTTGAGCATCGTTGCCGCATTGTTGATATGAGCAGAATCAAGTAGAGCGCGCAGAGCACCAGTAAGAGCGGCAGAAAGACCGCCAATAAGATGAGGTAGTCCAATTGCATATGCGCCTCGCCACGGGATGAACTTGAACTCGACGATCCAGTCGAGCTTTTCCATGGTCTCGTCTTCTTCTTCCCAGTTACGGTAGAGGCCGAGAACCTTGTTCTCCAACTCGTCAATCATCAGGATGTAAGGAGCCGACTCGCCCTTTGAGTATGTGTCCTCATCGAACGAAAGGTAGGTATAGATGTGATACACCCGGCGCAGACCATCGCTTGAGTCTTGGTACTGCCGGCCCTCAATCTTGTTGTTGGCCTTCTCCGCGGCCGTCTCTTCCGGCTCCATGGTGGCGCGGACTAGATTGATGTCCCGGTACAGGCCACGCTCAATCCGTTGCTCCATCTCCCACTCGGTGATGTCCTGAACTTCCGTCGCGCGCTGTGCGGTGTAGAAGTTGCTAGCAGCAAACGGCAGCAGGATGTTGTCGATAGGAACAAACTCAACACACGGGCGGCGCTTCTTGTCGTCGTACCAGATCTTGAGGAACTGAGAACCGCCAAGCGGTAGCTGGGTCAGTAACTGCTCCTGCTCATCGCGGAACTCTTCAATCTGTTCCGTCAACTGCCAGTTCATGTAATCGCGCTTGCGCTCCGCGACTTCCGTCTTTTCATCAGAGACTTCGCCAAGTATCTTTGTGCGAGTAGGCCCCTCCGGCGGAAAGAGTTCCTTTGTGGCCCGGGCGGCAAAGTCCACGCACGCTTCCGCCATAATCGGATGAACTGCGCGAGATGCGCCTTGGAATTGAGCTCCACCCGGGGCATCGTTCCCAAGGCCGGTACGCTTGAGACCCTCTTCATATTGCTTGTCCCGTTGTTTGCGCGCTTCTTTGTCCTTGTCAATCAACTCGAGGTACCGCATCGCGGTACGCTCAAGCATCATGGGATCAAAGGTCTCGGCAAGATTCTCGTAAAAGTCCTCAGACTCCGGCGGCCCTTTGATGTCGTCAAAGTTGACAACAGCAGACCCGTCTGGCAACTCCTCAATCTCTGGAATCTCTTCAGCCAAGTCAACAATGGCGCCACCCTCTTCTGTGGGGGTGATTCCTTCAATGAATCGACCAAACTCAGGGTCAATCGGAAATTCTGTTGCCATTTTTTATTCCTTGTGCCACGATTTAATTCTGAATTACTTTACTGGAAGGCAAAGATGGATAAGTATGATGAAGCAATTAATTTTTTGGCAAGCATCGACCCGGGAAGTTACTTTGATGAATGCGCCGAATTGATGGGGGAGCTTCTTGCTCAAGTCGAAGCGGCCAAGAATGAGCCCACTCGGTTTTCGGAAGAAGAGCAAAATTGGCTTGCGCAATCAAGCGCTGGCGCTCGGTACTATGCAAAGGCTCGCGGGCTCCTGTAATCATTGCTTGTCTGCCGCCATAGCATTAATGTTGTAGCCAAGCGCTGCCAGTGCGGCTGCGGGCGTCATACCTTTGCGCATCATTGCCACGGCCTTGGGCCAGTCGGCTTTGCTAAAAAATTTGCGCGTCTCTTGAATATCTTCACGAGCTCCACCCATTTGGGCGTCTCGCAATGCTTTTGCTTGTATTGCGGCACGCACCGCTTCGGATTCGCTAAGATTTAGGGCCACAGCAGGAGGCAGATCAGCAAATGCACGCAATATATCGCTAGTTGCCTCTCCGCTGAACGGCTTGGTGGAAAGCGGGCCTTCCGGACTGCGTTTTCCAACCCCGGGTACATAGCCCATGGTTGTTAAGCTTTTTTCTTGAGAGGATGGATAAATCTTTTGCAGCTTTTTGCTAGCCTTGCGTAGTACGTCAGATGCCTCTTTTGGATTTATTTGCGCATCATATGGGAAGACAACAGCGCCCCTATTGCTAGACGTTACGCCAAAACCGTAATCACCCATAACGTCGCCCATTTTAGCCAACTGCTGTGAGGTAGGCAGCACGCCAGCGCTTGGATCCAACAATTTGTCTGGGTTCATGCTTCTGGTGTCTAAGACCATTGAGCTTTTGCCTTTGACAGAGCCCATGGTATTGGGCAGGTTGTAAGCCCCTGCCTCTTGAGCGTCCATCAATGCTCGAAACTGCTCTGCGGCGTCCATTACCCCGCGAGAATCTGGCGCCATTAAGCCAGAGCCGCCCGTGGGAAAATCCATCAAGGGGCGGGCTATTGTCATAGGATTGGTTTCTACTTTGCCCAGTTTGTTGGTGTACAGGCCCTGTGCCTGACGCGAGGGCAACTGACGATAACCTAAAGCGCCATAAATAATGTCACGATTTCCTGCGCCGACCTCTGGGAATTCGTTGAGTAATGTTTCGGGCGCCAACTGATCCCAACGGCCAATTTGTCCATAAGCAAGTTTTTCTTCTGGCGTCATATCCAACGCTTGGCGGACGTGGTTTAAGGATGCGCCGGGGATGGCCTCATGTGTAGCCGATGCCGCGTGCTTGTACATGTAGTCGCGGGCAGTATTGTTGGCATCTTGTATAGCCGTCTTAATGCCCTCCAATTCATCGCCAGCATAGCGGCCTCTTTTGCCCCTGCTGTACAGATCCTGCGCCTTACCGTATACCCACGGCACTTCTTGAATGTGCGGTCCAGCCCAGTCGGTGCGTCCGCCAATGCCTGCGGCGTTAGCGCGATCCACCTGCAAAGCGGTCTCGGCATCCATAAACGGATGCATGGTGTCTGACACGCCGGCCTTCCACGGGTTGCCCTCTGGGTCGGTATAGCCCATCCCCTGAGCTCGTCGGAAGTCGTTTACGCCAAATAACCCTGCATTAGGAACCCTAGGGTCGTTTTTCTGAGCGTATTCGCCAATCTTAAATCCCATATTTGCGGGTCGATCCTCAGCCACGGCTTCATCCAAATTGCGCATTCCAGCGCCGCGATAAGCCATTTTTGGGTTGCCAGCTACGCGGCTGTTTAAATGCTTGAGCGCAAAAGTCAATTCCGACTCAGGACTAACCCCAGCGGAATAAACTCCATGTTGTTCAAGTGCACGCGCAAGTTGGTAAGGCTCGACGCTTTCGGCTATGCCTTGTTTAGCGCGGTCATACCAAGTGCCTAGGCGTTCAGGGTCCGCAAGACGCACAGCATCAACCGCGTCCGCAAAATCTTTGTCCATGTCTCGACGCATTACGCCCAAACCCTGAGGGCTGGTCACAGTACGAGGCGCTCCAATATAGCCCCCCCCTGTAGGCTTTAAGTGCTTCCCCGCTCTAGCGGCCCTAAGCACGGCTTCGTCGCCTTGTTCTTCGGCCATCTTGCGATAAAAATCAGGCTCAACTTTGACCCTAGGCTTTTTTGTCTTGGTTGATTTAATTGGCCCTTCTAAACTTTCGCTTGCGCTTTCTTTAAGAGCATTTTGAACCTTTTTTGAACGAACAGCCTCCCGCTCTTGCTTTTGACCAAACTTGTCAATTACGGACTGTTCTTCGGCGGTGAGGACAATCCCGCGCTCACCAGAAGGCTTTACAGCGTATGACGGGCCTTGAACAAGACCAGACTCCATACCGGACTCTAGGAACTCTCTAGCAGCATCTCGTACAGCCGGAGCAGCCTTCTGGACACCCTTCTTGACCGCACGATAAGCAGGCTTGGCTAGAACAGCAGCGCCGGGTACGCCGATCAATGCAGCCTCGATTGCGGCAGACTCTTTTGCCTCATCTGTCTTGCCACGGAGTGCATACGAACCAGCTTCTGCGAACGGGACACCGAGACCAGCCGGGACATCTAGCATCATGGCTTGGATTTCTTCCCGGGATATAGGCTTGCGTTCATATCCACCACGCACTCGAGTCGGATCCATGCCCATCTTGCGGAGGTTGTATTCCTCTTCCAAGTCTCCGCCTTTAGCCATCTTGACCGGGCCACCGTTGGCTTTCTTTTTAATCATGGCGCCAGCAGGACCAAGACCGAGCTTGCTCACACTGTAGTCACGGCCAAGGATGTACTCGAGATACTCCCGCAGCTCTTCCGGAGTAAAGCCCTTCTGGTACGTCCCAATCGATGTAATCTTGGACATCGGCTCCGGGCCAGCCTCTCCAGCGGCGTTTAGAACATCGCGCCCTCTAGTGGTCACAATGCCCATGCCGCCCGGCCTCATCACGCGGCCAATGTTCTCTACCGTCGCATCACGCATCTCCCGCGGCATGACGTTCAAGACGTTCAAATTTACTAGCCGGTCGAACTCCTCCGTCGGGATGTCTTCAGGGCGGATGAACGTCGGGCTAAAACCCTCACGCGGGAACGGCTCGAACGACTCCGCACCCATCAGCTTTGAGCCATGCCCTAGACCAGCACCGTAGTCCAGAGTGCGACCGCCCGGCTTCTCACGCTCGAGGATCTCGTATGCCTTTCGATAGGTCGGCTCGGTGCCGCGTATCTGCGTTTTCTGTGACGCCTTAGCCTCCGGCAGTTCCTTAGCAATCGCTTTGGCCAGACTCTTGATGACGCCGCCCTTACCCATACGGTACTCAGCCTCAAGGTCGATGGATCCGCCGTTGGCATACGGTTCAGTGCGGACTACTAACTGGTCAATCGGAACGTCGTATTCATCCAATGGGAAAATCTCTCGCCGATACTCTGGCCCGTAAGTCATCCGCTTCTGAACTGCACGAGCCTCAGCCTCACCAGCCATGCGTTGATACAAAGGATGGTATTCGCCTTGCTTTGCTGCGCGAATTGCGTCTTCTGTGTTTTGGATGCGTTTTGAGAGAGCTGTGCTACGAATAATCAGCGGACTCATCTCGCCAGACTTGAAGTCAAATCCGCCCTCTGGGATTTGTTTTGCAAGGTCATCGAGTTGTCTCAGCAGACCCTCTCTGGATTGCTCTAAACGCTGAACGTAATCAACCGGGTGCATCTCCGACGGCAACATGCCCCACTCTCTGTTTGGGTTGCCGCCCACCCCCATATTCTCTAGCCGCTGAATACCGTGCTGCGCTTCGTGCAGAATGATGTTGCGTGCTTCCGGCGTTGTTGGGGCAACAGAAAACATGCTCGGCGCGTTAGAACTTGACCACGGCAACGGCTCGCCGACCGTCAAATGCCCACGCGGCCTTGCAGACGGATCAACTTTGTACTCAGTGCGGATGTGCTTCAGTTGCGGATACGCCTTGAATAACTCTGGGTGATACAGCGTTTGCGACAAATTTGGGTCTTGCCTGCGTATTAGTTGACCGGGCGTGGCCAACTTAGATGCCTTTCCATATTCCTTGCCCGTTGCAAGCATTTGAGCCCTTACCTCGTCTTGCTTTGCTTGCATCATCTTGATTGCTTGATCTTCGGTTATCTCTCCTCGCTGAATAGACGCTTGAAGTTCTTTGTCGTACTGCGGTACAGCTTTACGCAACTCTGCATATTCATCTTCCAAATCAATCATCCGCTCGCGGCGCAACCGTGATGGTTGATCACTGATTTCTTGACGCAGAATCCCATCAGGACTGCGGAACGTGCCAGTCTGCTGCCATGCTTCCTGCGGAGACGCGCCAGCCTTCTCTAGTTTTGCAAACTCCTTAGCGGCGGTTTTGTCCCACAGCTTTGACTTAGGACCGATGAAGATTCCAGCCACGGCAGGGATGGCAGCGCCCAATCCCTTAGCGATCGGACCACCAGCGACGTCTAAGCCGGCTTCAATCAAAGCCTTCTGATACTCACCCTCGAGAGCAGACTTGCCGGCTGCAACACCGGGGATGAATTCGGCGGCGCCAGACAGAATCCTCTCGGCCTTCTCAGCACCCGGGGCGCGCCCCATCTCTACCCTGCCGGTGTCTATGGAGGCCAGAGTCTCGCCCTTAGCCTTTCCACCGCGCTTCATCAGAACGGCGCCGCCACTACGGTACTCAGCCTCAAGGTCGATGGATCCACCGCCGGCCTTCTTCTCGGCCTCAACTGCCTTGATGGCGTCTTTGACAATCTCTGCGGCCGATTTGAGGATCTTAGGCGGCATATGGGTTTTCCCGCTTAGGTTTGGCGTCTATATAGTCATCTTCATAGTCAGGTGGATCTGGGTCAATATCAAGGAAGCCCATATCCTTTAAAAGCCTGACGGCTTGTGTTGCAGAGTCTACATAATCGTCATGCTCGGAATCAGGGAACGAGCAGATCTGACTGAGAAAACCCTCGCACCAGTCTCTGACAAATCCTTTGCGGGTCTGTGACTCAGGCAACCAGACGCGCTTGGCTGCAAATATTGCCGCGGCAATTTGCAACCTTTGCATCTTGTCAGCCCTACCCGGATTATAAGACCGCACTGGCAAATGGGCGCGCCTCAATTCTTGAATCAGGCTGATGCCTGCAGCCTTGTCTTCGACCAGTATCAGGTCGGGCTTCTTAGCATCCCTGCCCTCACCGTAAGAGACCCTGAACTCATCAATCACCTTCGGCTTGAGATCCGGGAACGACAGGTGCTCTGCCCAGCAGTCGATGAGCAGGACAGACATCGGACCATCAGTAGGCTTGAACACGCCCCATGTCGTACACGCTGTGGGGTCGTTGTGCGTCTTCTCAGAGAATGCGCAGTCATAGGACTGGACGATGAACTCGAACTTCGGGAAGGGCTTCTCAGCGGGCCAGAGGCGGAACATGTCGCGGGAGACAACCTTGCCGTCCTCGAGGTCGATGATCTCGCCCAAGACTTCCTGATCGAACAGCTTGGTGCCCTTGTACTGCTCAAGCTGTTGAGCGAACGACGGCGCAAGGTTCGACATGTTTTCGTAGGTCGATGCGCGATCGACGATGGTGTCTTCCCGGTCTACGAGCTCGAGGATCAGGTCTTTAGGCTTCGGCGTAGTGGTGACGATGACTCGAGGCTGCTCACCTAGACGCAGGCCGAACATCATCATGTCCCACGCGTCTCTCAGATACTGGAAGGCAGCGAGCTCATCACACCATGCGAAATGAAACTGCGGACCGCGCAGACGCTCGTACGAGTCGGCAGAGATGCCACGGATGCTTGACCCGTTGACCAGAATGATCTGATGGTCCTGCTTGTTGTAGTCCTTGATGAGTTCCTGCGGGATAACGGACAGCAGGCCGGACTGCCCCTCGAAGCAGGTGAACTTGACGTCGTTGGATGTTGGAGCCAACACAAGGCATC